GCAGCTTCCAGCTCAGCATCAAGAGTCGGTCTCAGCAGGCTTTCCGCATATGCATCGATCTCCGCATCCGTCATATAGCCCATCAGCCCTGCAAGGATCTGGTCGCGCAGCTTTTCGTCGATCACCTTCTGCGTCGTGCTCTGGCTGCTGCTCTTGCTCTGGCTCTGCGTCTCGCTGTGACCGCTCATGGTCGTTTTGCTGCTGTAGCTCGTCGTGGATACGCTCATTCAATCCCCCCTTTTGCTTCCGGTTCGTTTTCCTCCAGCGCGCGGATTCTCTTTTCAAGCGCCGCAATTTCCTTCTTTCTCCGTCCGTTAGCCGCCCATGTCTCCGTCGAAAAGTCTTTCAGAAAAAGAATCAGCGGCCTCATATAGCCGCTGACCTTCTCTCCTTCCCGGTACTCGGGCGGTCTGGGCTGTCTGAATCCCATGCTCACACCTCGTCAACCGTATACGCCGCTTCAATTCCGCCAAGGATTTTCCATCCCGCCGCGCGTTTTCCGCTTTCAATGCGCAGCTTCACCCTTACGCCGCTGTTTTGTATCTTCACCCGGTAATCCCTGCGCCTTTTCTGCAGCATCACAACCCTCGTCTTTTCTCCCCTGTCCGTGATCACCGTCATCAGAACCGGCACATCGTCTGCATCCGCCTCCGCCGTAAACCGCAGCACAAAATCCTGCTTTTTGCGCGCCTTTCCAAAGTCCATCCACGGCGTCTCCCACAGGCTTTTGATCGCCTGTCCCAGATAGCTGCTGCTTTCCGGATCGTTATACCGCAGCACCTCATACGGGCTGTCCGCCTGCGTAAAGAAAATCTGACCGTTCACCGCAAAGAAATCCTTTACGCGGATGCCCCTGCGCAGCATGAATACGCCGCGTTCCGTGTCGTATTCAATCACCGCGTTGTTCTCTGTGATTTCATCCCCCTCGTTTTCCTTCACGCCCAGCGCCAGATAATACACGTGATCGTTCATGCACGCCGCCGCCCTGCAGTTCCCCTGTATCAGGCGCATTGTTTCATGCAGTGCGTCTCTTGACAGCAGTTCCAGCGAGCTCCCGTCGTATACGCCCAGTCCGCCTTCGGTCAGGTAATACATTTTCTGCCTGTCCACGCAGACCGAATCTGCCTGTACCGGGCCGTCCGTGCCGTATGCCTCCGTGATCGTAAAGCTCCCGGGGTCGGTTCCGCGGATTTCAAACACCGTGCGCGGCTTGATCGCCAGCAGATATCCGCCAAAGGGATGCAGCGCCAGAAAAGCGTCGCCGTCCCATGTCGGCTGTCTGATCACGCCGCCGCCCAGCTCCGGCGTATCCGGCTCGTCCGTCCAGTCAAACGGATCATACGGGCGCGAATAGAAGATATCATCCGGATACCCTTCTGCGCCCGTGCCCCATATGCGTTCTGCATGTCTGGCCAGCACCGCAAACTTCACGTCTTCATCATCATTGCCGATGGCCGGCGTCTTCTTTTCCACGCGCAGGTCGCTGCCAAATACCGCAATCATCCCGTCCTTTGCGTTGCTCATAATCAGGATATCGACCGTATCTTCCTCTTCCGCAGTCTCATAGGTCACATAGCTCCACCGGCTGCTTCTGAATCCCTCTGCGCGCATCACCCAGCTTTCCGCGCCCATCGTATAGGTATAGATCGCGCCGCCCGCGCCCGCCACATATACATCCGGGTCGTCCGGCCGGTTTCTCCTGTAAAACCGCGCCAGCGTCTCAATCGGCGCGCCCAGTGCCGGAAATGCCCGGCTCGTGCCCAGGCTCGTCGCCAGCATGCCGCGCTCCGTGCGCATGTTTTCCGCCCTGTAGGCGTATTCAGCGTTCACGTTCGTGTCGCCCGCCGCCTGATAAATCCCCTTCGGCGCAGGGATCTCAAACCGTCCCTCATAGCTTTTGTCCGTTATCGCCATGCCCGCCTCCTGTATCCCGCGCCCGTCGCCTCATACAGATGCCTGAGCCTCGTCACGCTGCCAGCGCCCTGCGGCGTCATGGCGCGCATCTGCTGGTAAAAGCTCGTTTCAAAAAACTTCGCCCTGCTCTGCTTCGCCAGGTTGCCGCTGGACAGATGCCTGAAACAGATGTAGTCCGCCAGCGCGGGATGCGCGTATTCCGGCATCCTCGGCTCATCCGTATCCGCCGCCATCGCCGGATACTCCGCCTCGCAAAGCAGCGTAAACGTCTCGTTCTTTCTCCCCGTCAGGATCGCGCCTCCGTCTGCCGCCGTGTCAAAGCATACGTCTGCGCCCTGCGCATCGCGCACTTCCACCACACGGCCGATGGGCAGCGCGCGGATATCCGCGCGCCCGCCCTCGTCGCTCGTCACCTCAAACGTCTCCCTCGGCTTCAGAAACAGCCTCAGCGCAATCATGTACCCCATATTCGCATAGCTGCGGAACAGCTCGTCATACTCGCTGATGTCCTCCGCCGCTTCATCAAGCTGCCTCAGCGCCAGCTTCATAATGCCTGCCAGCGTCATCTTTAGCCTCCGTTTCCTTCATCTCACAGGTTGCCGGTATTCCTGAGAATCTCCGCAAGCGGCGCCGCCATCTCCACGCTCTTGCCGCGCAGGAAATAAAAACTCACGCCGTTCAGCCCCACAAAGACCACGTCGTCCCTGCAGCCCGGAATCACCGGCAGCATCACCTTTTCCTTTTTGCAGCCGGCGCAGCCCGCCTGTGCAAGCAGCTTGTCCATGTTCTTCTCCGTCGCTTCACACTTGCCAAGGAGCGCGCTGCTCGCGCGCTCGATGGTCTTGGTCGTGTTCGTCCTGATGGCCATATCTGTTCCTCCTCTGCTTCTTCTTTTTGTTCAGGCATATCCCGTGCTGTTTACGCGGTGAAGCCGCATTCGATGCGCACCGCATATTCCGGCTGCAGCAGCTTCACGCCGAAGCCGTCCATCTTCCAGCCCACCGTGCTGATCTGCTCAAGCGGATCCGCCGTGCCCGCGCTGCCCGCAGGCTTTACAATCACGCGCGGCTTCGCCCCCTTGAAGCTCGTGTAGCCATAGGCATACTGGCCCAGCACGATCACGCTCGCCACATCCGCGCCGTCCACGCCTGCGCCCTCAAAGATCTTCGCCTCGGTCGTCTCCACGATCCTGCAGCCGAACAGCCTGCCGATTTCGCCCGCGTAAACCGCTTCCTTGTCCTGATACTTGGCCACCGCCACAAACGTTTCGTCGTCCTGCAGGTCATAGAACGTATCCGGACCCATGATCGCAATGTAGTAACCGCCGAACGTCTGCGCATCCGCCTCCTCCAGCCTCCGCCCGGCCTTGCGCAGCTCCTTGGTGGAAAGCTTGTCCGCCGCCGTCAGTTCGCCGCGGCTGGTCTTGCCGTTCGCATAGATCACGTTCGTGCAGGTCGCCAGCTCCTCGCGCACCACCGCGTCGATGCTGCGCGCGCCCGCATCGCCGAACAGCTTCGTTTTCCTGAGGATGTTCATGTCAAGGTGAGACAGATCCAGCTTGTCCGTGCAGCGCGCATACTCGCCGTACTGCTCCAGCTTCACCGTCACCTCCGTCTCCGTCAGCATTACGCTCTCGCCCGGCTCGCCCTCGGCAAGCGCATTCGTGTTCGCTTCAAGCGGGATGATCTTGCGCATGTTCATCACAAGACCGCTGTTCTCCGGCATCCTGTGCTCGTCGCCGAACTGCAGATGAACCAGCTCCGGTTCAAACGTGCGCAGCAGCTCCCTGTTGTAATACGTCTGCATGCCCGGCGTCAGGCCGATGCTGCCCGTCATGTTGGTGTTTTCACTCGTGTACGCCATATTATTCTCCTTTCATAATTCCTTCCGTCACGCTTTACATCCTGACCTTCCTGCCTGCCATCGCAGCTTCCCTCGCCTGGCGCGAGAACGCGTCAAACTGCGCGTCCGTCATCTGCTCGATGCCATAGCTCTCCGCCAGTCTGCCGGCAGCAGCCGCGCGCGCCACCGGCAGGCTGCGCCGCACAGGCTTTGCGCGCTGCAGATCAGTCCTCTGCCGGCGCAGGTACATCGCCGCCGCGCGGATCAACCCCTTGCCCTCGGCAATCTGCATGCGTACGCCCTCGTCCTCTGCCAGCATCCTCAGTTCCTCGCCCGTCCAACCGTCCTCAAACAGCTGTCCGATTTCTTCGCGGATTGCCGCTTCCAGCGCCGCGCCTTCTTCCATCTGCTCAAGGTTCTCCTCCTCAAGCAGGCTGTCGGTCAGCCCCTGCGCCGTGACGCCCTCTTCCGGCGTCATCATGTCCATCGGTACCCTTTCTTCCATGTTCTTCTCCTTTCTTCAGCGTATTTATTGTGCCGGGCGGCTGTTTTCAATCGCCCGCAGCACGCTTGCCTTGGTCCTGAATCCCTCCATCAGCCGGATCACAGCCTCTGCCGGCAGCGGCGTTCCCGCCTCCGCGCAGATCTTGACCGCCTGCATCAGGAATTCGTTGTCGTGCGCGATCTGGTCCGGTCTGTGCTTCATCACCTCAACGCGTACCGTGTATGCCGGACGCACCGCGTCCTCTCCGTTCTTGCGCAGTTCAATGATCCTTTCGCGCAGTCCGTCGCCCGCCTCCCAGCCGCCGATAATCCGCAGCTTTCGTCCCGGCTCCATATACTCGCTCAGCACCCAGATCATCTGTTCCACCATCTCGCGGAACGCATCCTTGAACCTTTCCGTGTGCCATCTGGCAATCTTGCTGCCCGCCTCCTGCAGGGCATTGATGGCTGTGCCCGCCGTCACATTCAGGCCGCCTTCGCCGCGCGTAAACTGGTTCTGACCGCAGTCCTGCTTCATTGAATCCGCCATGTACTGCATCATCTGATATACCTGGCTGTTGATCGGCTGCGCCTGCACTGTCTGCAGCACTTCACGAGTGTCGCTGCCGTCCCATTCGATCACCGTTCGGCGCATGTCCGCTACATCGTCGGCATTCACGCCGCTTCCGCGCCTGATAAAGTGCCTCTGCACGCTGCTTTCTCTCGCGTTGTCGTCGATGTATCTGGCATACCGGTCAATCGCGTCCTGTGTCGCCGCATAATCATGCGCCAGCCCCGTGCCGAAGGGACGTCTCCATACATCGCGGTACTTGTACAGCGTAAAGGGATACTGTCCGTGCGCATACACGCCCTCCGGATACGCGCCTTCCTCAAGCCCGTATCCCGTTTCCGTGCTCATCAGCAGTGCGCCGCCCGCCGCCTGCGCCATATGAACGTGCGTTTTGCCCGTTTCGGCGTCGTACTGCTTGTACCACATTTCAATCAGCGTCACCTTGCTGTCTCCGCCCGGCGCATCAGAAAGCGCCTGCTCGTCCCGCCTCGCGTATTCGTCGGAGGCCACCTGCCCCCTCGCATGTGGATACCGCTCCTCTACCCAGCCCACCGTCGTGTGCGTCACCTTGAAGCATGCGCGTCCGTCCTGAATGCTTTCGTACATCGGGTCGGGATAAAAATCCTCCGGGTGCCATGCCAGCACGTTCACCATGCCTTCCCCGTCCTCAAGCATCCCGTCCCAGAACACCTCTGCCACGCCCGTGCCCGTCACCACAGCGTCTTCCATAATCCGCTGATATTTGCCCGGCCATCCGGCGTGATAGAGCACGTATCCGATCACGTCGGTCATTTCTTCCGCGCTTTTGAGCGTCTCTTCTCTTTC